CGAGTATGGGGTGGGGTAGATAGGTGTGGCGCGCAAACCGTGGGATCAACTTGATAATGAGAGCAACGCGGCCTATGCGCGGTTTCTGGCGTATCGCAACCTGGGGCCGACGCGGACGATTGACAAGGCATATGTTTCTCATACCCATGAAAATCGGAGAAAATCGGAGACGCCCACCGGGCAATGGTATGACGACAGTGCAAAGTATGAATGGCGTGATCGCGCAACCGCGTGGGATATTGACAACCTACTCGGACAAGGCGAGCGGGCCGCAACCTTGTACATGGGTGTTGTCGAAAAATACATCGAACGTCTGTATTCATTCTTAGATCAGACAAGTGTAGAGCCTGATGACTTTGATAGCGTTACCAAATCAATCGAACTCCTCCACAAACTCCTACCGGGCGAAACCATCGGCGCCATTATTGCCGCTAACGAACAGCGCCGCACCACAGGCGACGGGTGAGAGTGTATCTACCCCTCTGGAATGGGCGCGCAATGAGGCGATGCTTGTGCATCCCGTGCGCGGCCTGATACCTTTCGAGCCATACGACTATCAGGCGGCATACCTCGATGCCTACGGGGAGCCGCGCCGGTTCGTGCTCAAGGCGCGTCAAATCGGGTTTAGCCAGGTGTTCGCAATCGAGGCGCTGTACACTGCTATCCACGACGCGCAAAGCACGGTGCTCCTGGTGAGCCGTAACCAGGCGCTCGCCGTCAACATGCTGCGCTACTGTTTCGTGGCGTACCACAACCTGAGAAACCCGCCTGCACTCCGCAAGCGGAACCAGAGTGAAATGGAGTTCGCGAATGGTTCGCGCATTCTCTCGCTACCTGCCAACCCATCAGCGGGCCGTGGCTACGCAGCCAACATCGTCTATCTTGACGAGTTCGCCTATGCTGCGTATGACGAGGAGATTTATCAATCCATCAGCCCGGCACTAGCCCAGGGCGGGCGCCTGGTGGTCGGTAGCACGCCGAACGGGCGCGGTAACCTGTTCAGCGAACTGTATGGGCAGCAGAGCGGCTTCCGCTACTTCGTGCATCCCTGGCACCATTGCCCACGCTATTACACGCCAGAAGAGCAGGCGGCGGGCGTACCGCACGAGCAGGCCGCGTGGTACCTTGAGGAGCGCCCGAAGTACACAGCCCAGCAATGGGCGGCGGAGTTTGAATGCGACTTCGTGATGTCTGGGCTGGCGGTGTTCAGCGAAGAGGGCATCGCTAATGCCACGCACGGCGCCGTGGGCGAGCAGCCATTTTACTCTGGCGGTCTGTACCTGTTGAGTGTAGACGTTGGGCGTAGGCAGGATGCTACCGTGATCAACGTGTTCGACGTGTCAGTACAGCCGGTGCAGCGCGTCTATCACGAGCGCCTTGAGCGTCTGCCGTATCCGGTCATACAGCAGCACATAGAGCAGGCATGGAACCACTATCCTGGAAAACTCGTGATTGAAAGCAACGGCATCGGCGACCCGCTAATTGAAAATCTTGCCGTGCCTGCTGATCCGTTTGTCACGAGTAGCAAGAGCAAGGTGCAGGCTATTCAGGCGTTGCAATTGTTGCTCGAACAGGGCACACTGAAGGCCGAATGGACAGAACAGGAGCGTCGCGAACTGATGGGGTACCAATGGGATGATCGCAACCTGGTGCAAGACTGCGTGATGAGTTTGGCAATAGGCGCGTATCATCTCACAGCGCACCCGCCAGTCGGCTATGTCATCAACTATACCGATGACATACCGGGAATATCAGGGTGGTAAACGTATGAGCACGCTTGTATTGCCGAACGGCATGCCGTATCAAATACAACCGCAGCAACCAACGAATGAGGGTGCGTACTTCGAGGCGCTCGCGTCGCTTCTGGAAAGCCGCATCGGTGAGCTTGAGCTTGAGTTGTACGGCCCAGATGCGCGATGGGAGCAACTGCACGGCGGCGGCGATCAGTTCACGCGGCAATCTATCCAGGAAGTTGCGAACCTTGCTGAGGTGATGTACCTCAAGAACCCGCTAATCCAACGTGGCATCAACATCAAAACCTTCTACACCTTCGGGCAGGGCGTGCAGGTCAGCGCGCCAAATCCTGAGATCAACGACGTGCTCCAGGCATTCTGGGATGATGAGCGAAACCAGGCCGAACTTACCCGCACGCAGGCGATGATGGGGAAGGATGTTGATCTGCAAGTGTCGGGTAACCTCTTCTTTGTGCTCTTCACCAACCAACGCTCTGGGCGCGTCCGGGTGCGTAGTGTGCCGCTTGCTGAGATACAGGAAATCGTGTGCAACCCCGACGACGCGAAAGAACCGTGGTACTACCTGCGTCGCTGGACGCAGGCAGGCGCGCAAGGCGGATACCGCGCCGCGTACTATCCCGACTGGCGCTACACGCCGCGACAGAAGCCCGATGCTCACAACGGTATCGCTATCGAATGGGACGCGCCGATCTATCACGTCAAGGTGGGCGGCATGTCATGGTGGCAGTTCGGATTGTCAACGGTGTATGCCCAGATGGATTGGGCAAAAGCGTACAAGGTATTCCTGGAGAGTATCCACAGCTACACGCAAGCCGTGAGCCGCATTGCTGTCAAGGTGACGACGGGCGGCGGCGCGGGCGGCGTGGCGAAGGCCAAGAGCAAACTGGCGTCAACGATCAACAGTCAGAACTGGCGCGAAACCAACCCGGCAACCGCAACTGGCAGCGCGTTCATTCGAGCAAACCAGGACGCCGATTACGAGCCGCTGAACATTCGCGGGCTGTCGGTTGCGCCGGAGGATGGGCGCCGTTTCCTCCTGATGGTCGCAGCAGCAGCAGGCATCCCTGAGGTGTTCTATGGTGACGCCGATGTCGGTAACCACGCCACAGCGAAGAGCCTGGATCGTCCGACTGAATTGATGATGCGCAATCGTCAGGAGATGTGGCGCAACGTGCTGCAAGACATCCTCGGCTACGTCGTGAAGAACGCCGTTACATCGCCACAGGGCGCGCTGGCAGATATGGCGGATGTGAAGCAAGATCCAGACGAGGCCGACCCAAGGCAAGACACCATCACCCTGGATTGGGAAACGAACCCCGAGACAGGCGAGCCATACGACAGCAGCATCGTGATCGATTTCCCAGAGATCATCAACATCGATGTGAAAGAACGTGTTGAGGCGATCACCACGGCGTACCAATCGCAGACAGTGAGCGCCCGCACGGTAGCGCGCCTCCTCCTCGTTGCGCTCGGTGTTGAAGATGTAGACAAAGAGTTAGATGCGATGTATCCAGATGATTGGCAGCCCGGCGATTTCGGCGATGGCACACCGCCGGATATGGAAGAGGTAGCGCGGCGAATAGTAGAAGCGGTGCGAGGGGAGGTGTAGAATGTCGTGGGAGTGGTGGAATAATCCTGAGAAAAGAGCGGCCACCCCGCCGCCCAAGCACAAGCCAGAGGTGTCCGGCTGGATTAGCACGCGTGAGCGCTTGCCAGAGCCTCATAAGATTGTACTCACGTGGGGCGCCGAAGGTTACAGCCTTGCGCGTTGTGTGCGTCAAGGGCCAGGGCCGCAAGATTACGCCTGGATAGGGGTATCGCATCTCCTCGGAGAAGAAGGATGTGCGATGACTGGCGTACAAGTCTCGCACTGGCAACATCTACCCAAGCCGCCGAAACGGGAGAAGGCATGATGGAATGGATTAGCGTGCATGATGTTTTGCCAGAGCCTGGTGAAACCACCCTGGAATGGCTTCTTGGTGGCGGCGCTGATGGTTTACTGGCACCAGGTGAAACCATGCTTACCGAATGTATTGAGGGCATTGGTGTAGGCTACAACCTGGTACGTTACTCTTATAGAGGTCAATATGAACAAGAGCGCGTTTGGTTTGGGTTGTCTTTTATAACTGATAGCAACGGCTGCGCAATGTCTGATGTGCCTGTCTCGCACTGGCGTCGTTTGCCGGATCCACCAGGACGGGAACCTTCCACATGACCACCGTTGATCGCATCACTGAGGCACTTGGCACAAACGAACGTGACCGGCGTCTGCGTCCGATAGAGCGCCGCCTGTCGCGGGCTATGGCTGATGCGTTCAAACGTCAATCGAATACATTTTTGCGAGAGTTGCGAAAACTGCGAGACGCGTTCCCAGCGTCGCTTCAGGAGAGCGTGCCAGAAAACATCTGGGTTACTGCCTGGCTCGACACCGTGCGGTTGACACAGCAGGCCATGACGTCGCCGATAGAAGCCGCGGCGCGGGCGTCTTGGATTGTTGGCAATGAAGACATTCAGAGGAACGCAGGCCTACGTATCGCCTTCGACATTGACAATCCGGAGGCTGTGCAGTTCCTACGCGATTACGGCGCGCAACGCGTCACGATGATCAACGACACGACGCGGGATTACATCCGCACGTTGATGGTCGAGGGGATGGAGCAGGGCACGTCGTATACTGAGATGGCACGCCAGTTGCGCGCC